CAAAAATAAAATAAATAAATAAAGTATACTAGTATACAGAATTCGTTAAAGGTATAGAATGGAATTTCAAGAACTAAGTTAAAGTAAATCGTAAGTAAGATAGTTGGAATGATATAGGAAATGAGGAATAATACTTAAAGTAGATAAACTTATAAGATACAAAAAGCTAGGGAAAGTGTAAATCTTATTTATATTTATAATAGAAGGTTAATTTCATAAGTAAATTTTAGATGAATATTATTAAAATTGATACGAATGGTTGAAATTAAAGTAGATATAGAACTGAACTTGGATGATGAATCCAAGTCTGGTTCTCCGCCGTTGGACGAGGACTTCCTCCCGATGATGGGCGTAATTGCCCTGATTCAGGAGGGAGGCTACAAACTAAGGTTTGCAGCTAATCCATACCGCTTGTATCAACAAGCGCTTGCCCCGTTAGGGGACGCCTTGTTTGGCGCACTTAAACGGGTGCCGAACGATTTCACGTTCGACCAAGACTCAGGTGCCCAGCAGGTTCAATCCTGGCTGAGTGCCGGTTACGAATCGGCGAGCATGGATCTGTCTAACGCGACAGATAATGCCCCCTTAGAATTGCAACTAGCACTTCTATCCCGGTTCGGGGTCAGCACCCGATGGCTCCAGTTCTTCAAGGACTGTTGCCGTGGTACTTGGTGGGTTAAACCCCGTCGAGGACTGCGACAAACCTTGGAGTGGTCAGTAGGATCGCCACTAGGGCTATATCCCACTTTCGCGAGTTTCGCGTTGTGGCACCACTCGTTGGTGCAGGCCTGCTTTGCAGACTTGGACATCCCGAAGGACCCGACAACCGGGTTGTGGCCGTACGCCATCGTCGGAGACGACGTTTGGTTAGGCGTCTGGAGAGTGGCCGAGTTGTACAGGGACAGAATGAACAGCCTGGGTGTTCCGATCTCAGAGACCAAAACCCTCTGGGCAAAAGACACCGCCGAGTTCATCGGTAGGGTGATCCGTCCTAATCAGATGGTTCAGGGTTACAAGTGGAAGGGCCGAGTGTCCGACGAGAACTTTATTGATCTCTGTCGGAACATCGGCCCCGGCGCGTTAGTTTTACTACGCGCTCGCCAGAAGCGGGTGATCGGTTTTATCGCCGACCTCCCCGAGCCTTATGGCCTGGGGTGGAATCCGCTTGGCATCCCCCTTGAAGAGAGGCTGACGCCGCTCATTGAAAAGGAGTGGTCCCGTGATGAACGGGTAAGGTCTTTCGATAGCAGAGCAGCATGGGTCCA